GCGATCCCGGCACGTTGGCCCGGGACTTGGGCTATCTGGCCGGTAAAGGATACGCGATTGAAGAGGTGCAGCCGGTGGATATGTTTCCGTGGACGGCGCATACAGAATGTGTTTGTCTAATAGTGAGGAATGACAAGGGTTTCAGGGATTTATAAAATAAAAAAGGGGTGGTTTTTCCACCCCCTTTCCACCCTAATTTTTTTGTGGGTGGCAAACCTTTTCAAATATATCAACTGTATTCTTGGACATTTTTTCTGTTGCGTGTGTGTAGGTGTCCATTGTTGTGGCAAGCCTGGAATGACCAAGCCTTTTCTGAACATCCTTCATGTTTGCACCATTTTCAATTAACAGGGTGGCATGAGTATGCCGCAAAGCATGGAAATTGAATTGAATCATCAATTCATAATTTATTACCCTGCTACAATACTTAATGCTATCAGGTGTAACCAAACCGCCGCTTTCATTAGTGCAGATAAAATGAACTTGGTCATCAGTGGTTTTGTAATCCTTCGTTCCATCAACAGAATAGATTCGGTCATCCTTATCCACATAATAAAAGTTATAAAATTTACCACACTTCAAGCGATTTTCAGCTTGCCATTTCTTATGCTTCTTCAAAATATCAACCAGGGTATCACCAATTGGTATTTTACGAACAGATGAAGTGGTTTTGGTTGTTCCAAAATACCATTGCTTTTGTTCCTTCTTGATAAGGATTCTTTTGATTTCAATGACCTTGTTTTCCAGGTCAATATCTTCCCAAGTTAAAGCGCAACATTCACCAACCCTTGTTCCTGTATGGTATGCAATTTGTAATGGGATGTAGAAGGAATTGCCCTGGGGAAATCTTTCAATGATTCTTTTGAATTCATCCTGGGTAATAACCTTTCTATCAGTTTCAGCCTTCATATTCTCATTCTTAGGTAGCTTCACATATTGCATAGGGTTTTCCCTAATGAATTTATAAGGGAAAACAGCCGCCTTAAATGAACCTGATAGCACTGACATAATATTCACCAGGTAATGCTTCGTAAAACCCGCAGTGGATTTTTCATTGATAAATTGCTGAAGAACAGCAGGAGTAATGGATTTCAATTTGTATGAACCAAGGGCGGGTTTAATATGGTTTTCAATGATTCTTCTATACCCATCAATAGTGTTATACTTGCAGTTCATTTCAACATAGTTCTTTAACCAATAATCCATATAATCAGACACAGAAATTTCACTTGGTTCAAAGAGTAGACCAGCATTTTCATATTCCTGAAGTGCTTTTCTTAAAGCTGCTTCAGCTTCCTTCTTGGTTTTACCACCTTTCCTTTCAATCTTTTTTCTTTTACCGTCAACCTTGCCTAAATCAAAATAGTAATACCAGTTATTACCACGTTTCCTTACTCCACCTTGCATAAAAAATATACCACCTTTCGCTTTGATTGTTCCAAAGGTGATAAAATGCTATAATTACAATGTGTGGGTGCATTTATCCCTTTGGTTAAATGTATCTTAATAATCCCTTGGTGTTGGAAGCACCAGGGGTTATTTTTTTATACCATTTCTGCCTTTTTAAAGATTTCAAAGGCAATTGATTTTTTTATTGTATTACAGAAATCTTCAAATTCTTCTTCTGTAAAAGTAATGGTTATATCATCTTTACTTAAAATAATGATAAAGGCTTCGGTTTCTTCTTCGCTGCCAACTGTTTTTTCAAATCGAACAAGGTATTTAATTGATTCCAAGTATTTTATAAAACAGGATAATTCTTCAGTTTGGTCAGCAAGGAAAGTATTTTCTTCTTCTCTTTCCATTGGAACATCATAACCCATCAACCAACCTTCACTTACTCCCAAAGCCTTTGCAAGATGAAATATTGCTTTTTGCTTTGGCTGTCTATCACCATTTTCATATTTTCTGATGCTGATTTCTGAAATGGATGATAGCTTTGACAATTCCTTTTGTGTTAATCCCTTTTCTTTTCTCAATGATTTTATTCTTTCACCTATATTCATTCACATCACCTCTATAACAGTGTAGCACATTCATATTAAAACTAAAAGATACAAAAAGATTTATTTTTATATTGACAGTAACTTTTGTATCTGATAAGATGATAACAGATACAAAAGTTACTGTCAAGTAGGTTTGTATCGAAAACTGAACTTTCTTAAAGATTTGTTCAAGAAATTGAAAGGAAGGTGAAAGAAATGAAGTTGAATACTGAAAAACTGCTGCTTGGAATGGCAAATGCTTGTATGACAATTACAGAACTTGCAGAAAAAGCTAATGTTTCAAGACCTGCTTTGACCAGGTTTACATCTGGAAAAAGCAACCCAAAGCCATCTACTATTGGAAAAATAGCAAAAGCATTGGGTGTCAAGGTTGAAGATTTAATTGAAAGGGGTGAATGATGTGGAACAGGATAATGATATTTTATTAACAGTCAGTGAAGTTGCAAAGTTGATAAAATGTAATCCTGCTTTTACTTATAGCTTAATAAAAGCTAAATTATTACCAGCTTTGAAGCTTGGAAGCTATAAAATAAGAAGGTCAGCATTGTTGGAATTCCTGGAAAAATTTGAAGGGTATGACCTGACAAAGCCTGAAGAAATCAAACAGCTTAAATTGAATAAGGTCAGTTAAGGAAAAACCAATATCAAGTGAAGAAAGGTAGGTCAACAAAATGGACATTAACGAATACCAAGAAATTGAAAAGAAGTTTGAAGAAATGCTTAACCAGAAGGTTGCTGAGTTAGAAAAGACTTATGAAAATATGCTTCGTAAAGAATTAGCTGCTGTTGCATTGAACTTTGATTCTGTAAAAGTAATTTCAAAAATGCTGCTGTCTATGGACATTAACAATAAGCCGACAAATAAAGTCTATGAAGTGTATAAGAGCCTTTGCAGTAATCTAAATATCCCACCTATATCGAATATTGAGTTTTCAAGGTTCATTGTAAGGTGGTATAACTTTGTAATTGTTGATAAAAAAATTAACGGTGTGAAATACAGAATTTTTGTTAAGGTGGCAAAAGCGGTTCAAGATGAAGTAAAAGTTCAAGATGAAGTTCAAGATGCGGTTCAAGATGAAATGCAGTAATATCAAGGCGGTTCAAGAAGTTCAAGATGAATATTAACTTCTTATATAAATAAAAAAAAAATATAAGAAAAAATATATAAATATAAAAAATATATATAATATAGCATCTTGAACTTGAACTTCTTGAACCGATACCCTGCAAAGCCTTATATTACAATGGTTTGAGCAGGTTCAAGATGAAAAATTGTTCTTGAACCGCAAATTTGATAAAAAATCTTCTAAAGCCTTTATTTATAAGGGTTTGAAGTAGGTTCAAGATGAATTTAGCAGTTCAAGATAAATAAACCCGCCTGATGATGACCTGCTGGGTACAGGTCGAAATCCCCGAAAGGGGATAGCGGGAAACCCGTCGGCACAGGGGGAAAGATGCCGCCCCTTTTATATAGATTGTTCTTTGAAAATTTAACAGTTTTATAATTACACTTTTAAGATGAAAGGAAGGATAAAAATGTTTATTATTTTTAACCATGAGAAGTTGGAACAAAGAATCAATGCCATGTATGGCTGCAAGGAAGCCTTTGGAAAGCTTATGGGGATGACCAAGCAAAGAATCAATTCCAGGCTGAAAAGTGCAACAGATTTCACACAGTCAGAGATTGAAAAGGCTTCTGAATTACTAAACATTAAGCCTGAAGAAATACCAGCATATTTCTTTGATGTTGAATATGAAGGGGTATAAAGTAATACATTGGACAAGCTTAAATGTCACAAACCATGTCACATTCATGCCCTTGTGGTGCATTATTATCGGTGTTACTATGTTATCATAGATAACATAGTAAAAAATGCAAATTCAGTGCAAATTCAGTGCAATTATTTTGCGCTTCCCTATATGATAAATTATTATTGTCAAAATTTTTTCCAAAAGAGGATGTTCAGGTTTTACCTCCTGACTTGAACATTCTCTTTTGTTTTTTCTGAAAGGTAGGTGATGGTATGGCAAGATTGACCAATAAACAAGAAAAATTTGTTGAGGAACTTATCAAGGGGAAGTCACAAAGGGAAGCTTACAAGCTTGCTGGATATAAAACTGATAAAATGGCTGATAAAACAATTGATGAAGCTGCAAGCAGATTGTTCAAAAATAGCAAGGTTTTAGCAAGGTATGAAGAACTTCGCGCCAGGTTGGTTAAGGAAGCTGAAGATGAATGTATTGTTTCAGCCAAGGAAGTATTAAGGGAATTAAAAAGAATTGGCTTTGCCGATATTAAAGATTACCTTTCATACAGAACCGCAAAAACTGTTGTTGGATATGACAAAGATACAGGTGAACCGATAATTGACTATGCACAAATTATTGAATTGATTGAAAGTGAAAAAATTGATGGAAGGTTAATTCAAGAAGTTTCAATCAATTCTAAAGGTGTTTTTACCTTCAAGCTTCATGATAAAATGGCTGCCCTTGATAGGCTTGGAAAATACCTTGGAATGTTCACTGATAAAGTTGAAGTATCAAGCCAAGTAAATAATCCCTTTGAAGGGCTTACCACTGAAGAATTGAAACTTATTATTCAAAAATTATAAAAATGAAAGGATGAAATGAAAGATGGCAAAATTTAAAAGTAAAATTAAAGCATTGGTAGATAAGCACAATGAAGAAGTTAAAGCAATTAAAGCTGATGCACAATCCAAAATCAAAGCTTGGAAGGATGACAAAGTTTATAGTGATGCTTATAAGAAAGAACGGATTCAGGAAATTGAAAAGGAAATGAAAACGCAATGTGCTGCCATTGATGAAAAATACAACAAGCAGATTCAGGAAATAGTTGTTTCTGAAAAATCATCTATAATTGGAAAACCATCAACAAAACCCGCAGATTACCAGCTTCAAATCAGTAATGCTTTAAAGTTTATTGAATTGGCGGGAAAAAACTTAACTGATGACCAGGCTTATGGAATCCTGAAGCCATTCCAAGGGGATTATGAAACAATGAGTTTATTTCAATCTGCTGTTTATGGTTTGGCTGGAAACTTGGAAAACCGCTTTGAAAAGACTTTTAAAAAGACCAATGACTTCTTGATTATGATGAATAATTTTGAATTAGCTGAAAAGACAGCAGGTAAAGTGTTAAATTCAATTGACAGTATAAGTAATGGTGTTGGGCTTAATTTGTTCATGGATAGTATCGACACCATTGAAAATTTTTCAGAAAGTTTTGAAGCTTAAAGGAAGGGGGGTGCAATTGATGAAATACCAGGATGATTTAGCAAATGGAAGGGTAAATGGAACTGTTGTTGGGATTAGGATTGGTTCTCCAACACCTGATGCACTTAATCCAACGGATGATGGTTATGATTATCTTCGTGGTGTTGAACATGTTGGAACGGTAACACAGGATGGGGATGTCAATGCTATAAATCCAACACCAAAAGAATAATGCAATTGAAGAAGCTGCACTGGGAATTAACCTGGTGCAGCATTTTTGTTTAAGGGGGTGAAATTGTTTGACCAATGAAGAACTTGTGCTGAAATATCAAAATGGTTGTAAAGAAACTTTGGATGAATTAATTAAAAAGAACAAGAACTTGGTCAAATATTTTGCCAATAGATATGAGAAATATACTGGTTCAGTGTTATCTGTTGACGATTTAGAACAAGAAGGATGGATGGCTTTTATTGAAGCAGTTAATAAATTTAGTTTGAGAGAAAACAATGTAAACAATTTTTCTGCATGGGCAGGTTCATTTATAATCAAAAGACTTCTTAATTATATAAATTCAAATGCTAATCGAATTAATAAGAAGTATTGTCCAGATAAAAATGTTAATGTTATTAGCTTATCAACTCCAATTCTTAATAGTGGCAAAAAAGAAGTATTAATGAGTGATGTGATTAGCGATGAAAAAGCAGAAGAAGCCTTTATAAATGTTGATAGAAAAATTTACCTTGAAACCTTGCGACATGATATTTTTATTCTCTTAGACACTGTATTTGATGAAAATGATATAAGAAAAGCATTGATTATTCGTTATTATTGCCTGAATGATGAACCAATAATATCCCATTCTAAGCTTGGTTTACAATATGGTGTTGGAGAAGCACGAATTCAAAGTCTAATATTTGATGGTATTTATACTATAAGAAAAAGTGAAGCAGGAAGGGCTTTCATGATGAAATACCAAGATGAATATGTTGACTATTTAGAAACAGAAAAGAATTCAATCAATCAATATTCATCACCTGAAGATATATTATGCCGCATGGAAATAATTGATAATTTCTTTAATAATCTGCTGTCCTAATGTGGGGGTGAGGGTATTTTTTTAAAATCTTATAAGGAATTAAAACAAACTATTGAAAATAAAACAATGGAATTGGAAAATGCCATTGCTGATATAAAAAAACAAAAAAATACATTGTCTAAAAAAGAAATAGAATCCATGATGATGTCACTTAAAGCGCAACAGAATGAAATATATGCCCTGCTGGAAGAAGTAAAGAAGATTGAAATTGCAGTTTCTTCACTGCCCAATAAAAAATATTCAAAAGTGCTTCGATTACGATATTTAGAATTTAAAACTTGGATGGAAGTAAAACATGAGTTTGGTTATAGTTGGGAATCTGTGAGGAATTTACATATTAGGGCTTTAACGCAATATAAGAATTTGAAAAAGCTTAATTGCAAGTTTATGAATACACCTATTGAAATTATCAGTCCGCATTTATGGGCAATTGAATTTAAGCATATAGAATGTAATTCAATCCATGAGGAAATCGGAAGAATCACTGAAGATGGAATATTAATTTTAAACAAGAATTATACAGATTATCCGCTTCTGATTAAATGGATTGCTAAGATAAAGAATAAATCAATAAAGCAATTACAAAATGAAATTGCAGCAAAAAGTAAAAGAAAAAATAAAAATCCATATCAACTTTTATATATAACTATCTTGAAAATGGAAGTAGAAAGGAAAGAAAAACATTTAGCATTTAGAAAGGAATGGTATTCATGAACCAAAACATTGAAATAATCAATCCTCATTTGTGGGCAGTTCGATTCAGCTTCCTTCCCTTCATATCGGAAATTGATTATAAACCTGATTCAGAAATACCAGCATTTGAAGAATTTGGACGGGTAACCAATGAAGGGTTGCTGATTCTGAACAAGGATTATCCAGGGTATAAGATTTTAAAAGAATGGCTTCCAAAGCTGATGAATAAAAAGGACAAGCAGCTATACAAGGAAATCAAAGCATCACAAGCTTTGAAAAATAAAACAGATTGGCAAACAGTATATGCTTTAATGCTTCAGGTTGAAGCTGAAAGAAGGAAAAAGGAAAGGGGTGAAAAATAGATGGCAACAATAAAATCAACACTTAGATTGTATGATGGAATGACACCTGCATTGAGAAGTATAACAAATGCTATGAATATAACTATTTCAAGCTTTGAAGCACTTCAAACAGCTTCACATAATGCTGTTGATACCAGCAGTATCCAAAGAGCAAGGGAAGAATTGGCAAGGGCTGAAACATCCTTCAATGATGTTGAAAGAGAAATCAGGAAAGCTAATATACAACAGCAACAATTTAATGAAACCATTAGGAATGGTCAATCTGCTGCTGATGGACTGCGTGGAAAAATTACTCAAATTGCTGCTGCGGTTGGGGCTTATCTTGGAATAACCAAAACCCTTAATTTTGCTGATGAATTGACTTCCACAAAGGCAAGACTTGACCTAATGAATGATGGTTTACAAACAACTGCTGAACTTCAAAATATGATTTATGCTTCTGCACAAAGGTCAAGAACTTCTTATCTTGATACTGCCCAAGCTGTTGCAAAGCTTGGAATCTTGGCAAAAGATGCTTTTTCAAGTAATAAAGAAATGGTTGCTTTTGCTGAACAAATGAATAAACAATTTAAAATTGGCGGCGCAAGCATCCAGGAACAAACAGCAGCTATGTATCAGTTGACCCAAGCAATGGCATCAGGAAGGCTTCAAGGTGATGAATTCAGGTCAATTATGGAAAATGCGCCAATGTTAGCACAAGCCATTGCAGAATATACAGGAAAATCAATGGGTGATTTACGTCAAATGTCTGCTGATGGTAAAATCACTGCTGATATTATCAAAAATGCAATGTTTGCTGCGGCAGATGAAACAAACAAGAAATTTAATGAATTACCAGTAACATGGGGGCAAGTATGGACTTCCATCACAAATAAAGCAGTAAAAGCATTTGACCCTGTACTTGCAAAAATAAGTCAGATTACACAAAATGATGACTTCCAAACCTTGGTTAATAATATTGTCGGTGGTTTAGTTATCATTGCCAATGCCGCCATTGGTTTATTTGAAATATTAAGTTCTATTTCAGGCTTTATTTCTGATAATTGGTCATGGATTGAACCTGTTGTTTGGGGAATTGTGGCAGCTTTTATTGCTTATAATGCTGTTGCTTTAATAACGAATGGAATAATAATGGCACAAGCATTTGCTGATAAAGTTGCTGCGGCATCCAAGGCACTTGCAACTGATGCAACATTTTCTTATACAGCGGCACAGTATGGTTTAAATGCGGCTTTATATGCTTGCCCTTTGACTTGGATTATCATATTGATTATTGCTTTGGTTGTGCTTTTTTATGCAGCTATTGGTGCAATAAATAAGTTTGCTGGTACATCAATCAGCGCAACTGGAATTATAGCTGGTGCGTTCATGGTTGCACTTGCTTTTATTGGTAACCTGTTTGTTGGTTTGTGGAATTTAATTGTTGATGTGGTGGCTGCCATTTGGAATGTTATTGCATCAGTTGCAGAATTCCTTGCCAATGTTTTCAATGACCCAATAGGTTCTATTGTTCGCTTGTTTGCTGGAATGGCTGATGCAGTTCTTGGAATTCTTCAGGGAATTGCAAAAGCTATTGATGCAATATTTGGTTCAAATCTTGCTGGTGCAGTAAGTGGTTGGAGAAGTGGACTTCAGGGGGCTGTTAATGATTTAGTTGGTGAAGCTGAAATAAAAGTTCCAAGAATGGATACAAGTTCATTGTACTTAAATAGATTTGAATATGGTTCTGCTTGGAATACAGGTTATAAAGCTGGTGAAAGCTTTGAAAATAATTTAGACATTGGGAAAATTTTTGGTGATGCTTCAAAAAATCTTGATGCTTTTAATTTAGGTAATAATCTTGATGGTATTTACAAAGGTGTTGGTGATACTGCTGGAAACACAGCATCAATGAAAGATTCTATGGATGCAAGTGCTGAACAACTGAAATATATGCGTGACCTGGCAGAACAGGAAGTTGTAAACCGTTATACCACTGCTGAAATTAAGATTGACATGAATAATGAAAATCACATCAGTTCTGAAATGGATTTGGATGGTGTTGTTTCATATCTTGAAGAAAAATTGTATGAAACAATGGAAATTGCTGCGGAAGGGGTGCATGAGTAATGGCATACATTATTTATTTGGATGGTGTTGCATTACCCATTTCACCTTCCAAAATGCAAATGAAGATTAAAAACCAAAACAGAACCATCAATTTAATAAATGACGGTGAAGTTAATATATTAAAATCCGCTGGATTGACTGAAATAAGTTTTGATGTAATCATACCACATGTAAAATATCCTTTTGCGGTATATTCCAGCGGATTCAGACCAGCTTCTTTCTTTCTTGATAAATTTGAAGCTTTGAAAATAAGTAAGAAACCATTCCAATTCATTTGTTCAAGAACATCACCTTCAGGGGAATTGTTATTTGATACAAATATTAAGGTTGGAATGGAAGATTATAAAATTACTGAAGATTCAAAAGCTGGTCAGGATTTGCAAATTACAATTTCACTAAAACAGTATAAAGATTATGGAACAAAGCTTGTAAATGTTACTGTAAAACAAACAAGCAGCACCCAAAAGGCAACAGCAACAGTTCAACCTTCAAGACCTGCTGAAACTGCACCAGCCTTGAAAACTTATACTGTAAAAAGCGGTGACACCCTTTGGAACATAGCAAAAAAGTATTTGGGTAATGGTAATAGATACACTGAAATATACAACTTAAATAAAGCAAAAATCAGTAATCCAAATATGATATATGTTGGTCAAGTTCTGACCTTGCCAAATTAGGGGGTGTTGAATTTGATTGAACTTTTAATTCAGAACGGAAGCAATATTTATCAACCAATAGTTGAAGATGAAATCAAATGGGAAACTGAAAGAAAAGGTCAACCAGGTAAGTTGACCTTTTCTGTTGTAAAAGATTCCATAATTAACTTTCAGGAAGGAAATGCAGTAAGCTTCAAGGTTGATGGTGTTAAAGTTTTTTATGGATTTGTTTTCAAAAAAGAACGTGACAAAGGAAATACCATCAGTGTTACTGCTTATGACCAATTAAGGTATTTTAAAAACAAAGATACCTATGTTTATACAAACAAAACAGCAGGTGAATTGATTCAGATGATTGCTGATGATTTTAACTTAAATACAGGCACATTGGAAAATACAGGCTTCAAAATTGCTTCAAGGGTTGAAGATAATAAAAGCTTATTTGATATTGTCCAAACTGCTTTGGATTTGACTTTGCAAAGTAAAAAGAAAATGTATGTGCTTTATGATGACTTTGGGAAGCTGACATTAAAGAATGTTGAATCATTGAAGTTAAGCATGATGATTGATGATGAAGCTGCTGAAAACTACAAATACACTTCTTCCATTGATGGTGAAACATACAACAAAATAAAATTATCCTATGAAAATGAAGAAACTGGAGTAAGGGAAATTTATATATCCCAAGATTCAAGTAATATCAATAATTGGGGGGTGCTGCAATACTTTGAAACTATTGATGAAAAAGTGAATGGAAAAGCAAAGGCAGATGCTTTACTTCAACTGTATAACAAGAAAACCCGCAATCTAACAATATCCAATGCTTTTGGTGATGCAAGAGTAAGGGCGGGATGTTCCATTCCCATAAAGCTTAATTTGGGTGATGTCAATGTTCAGAATTTCATGTTGGTTGAAAAAGTACAGCATACCTTCAAACAAGATGAACACATGATGAATTTGACATTAAGAGGGGGTGGGTTTATTGCCTAACTTGATTGAAATTATAAAACAGGCTGCGGTTGAAGCAGTAAAAGCATCAAACCCTTGTGCAATTATGTTTGGAAAAGTAATAAGCACAACCCCATTGAAAATAAATGTGGAACAGCGGTTGACCTTGGATGAATCACATTTGATTTTGACAAGCCTTGTCAGGGATTTTGAAATTGAAATGACAGTTGACCATTTCACAGAAGAAGATGCTTTCCTGGACACAACCCATTCACATCCATTTTCAGGTGATGGTTCAGTTTCATCAGCATCCTTTGATTCAACCCATAAACATGCTTACAAAGGAAAAAAGAAGTTCCAGGTTCATCTTGGACTTGTTGAAGGTGATGCGGTGATGTTATTACAAGTTCAGGGCGGTCAAAAATATATTGTTTTAGATAGGGTGGTGATGACATGATTCCAGCAGTAAATGATGATTTGCAATCAGATTTTGAATTTGAAGAAGAACCTTCACGAACCTATAAAATGAATCTGACTGAATCAACTATTGCTGGATATGTGGATGAACGTGAAGCAATGGTTCAAGCAATTTATTTAATTCTAAACATTGAACGGTATGAATATTTGATTTATAGCTGGGATTATGGGATTGAATTAACTGATTTGTTTGGACAACCAATTCCTTTTGTTCTTCCTGAATTGAAAAGAAGAATCACTGAAGCTTTATTGCAGGATACAAGAATAACTGGTGTTGATAACTTTTCTTTTGAAGTTAAAAAAGGAAAAGTTCATGCAAGTTTCACAGTGAACACAATATTTGGTGATATTGATGCAGAAAAGGTGGTGACTATTTAATGTATGAAAACATGACTTATGAAGTTATACTTCAAAGGATGCTTGCCGCAATTCCCCCCATACTTGATAAAAGGCAAGCATCTATTATTTACAATGCCCTTGCACCCGCTGCTGTTGAACTCCAAAACATGTATATTGAATTTGATTGGATATTGAATCAATCATTTGCAGATACAGCGCAAAGGGAATATTTGATTAAGCGGTGCGCTGAAAGGGGAATTACACCTGAACCCGCAACAAAAGCAATCCTGGAAGGAACATTCAATATTGATATTCCAATTGGTTCAAGGTTCTCTTTTGATGACCTAAACTATCAAGCAATTGAAAAGATTGCACCAGGTATATTCAAAATGGAATGTGAAACTGCTGGGGAAATTGGAAACCAAAGCTTGGGAACATTGATTCCAATTGAATATATTGATGGTTTAACCAGTGCTGAATTAACTGCTGTTCTTATTCCTGGGGAAGATGAAGAAGGAACTGAAGTATTAAGGCAAAGGTATTTCAATTCATTCCAAACAAACCCTTATGGTGGAAACAAGCAGGATTATATTCAGAAAACAAATGCCATTCCAGGTGTTGGTTCAACAAAAGTAACCCCAATTTGGGAAGGTGGTGGAACGGTTCTTATTACAATTCTTGATTCCAACTTTGATAAAGCTTCACCCGCTTTGATTGATACGGTTCAAACAGCACTTGACCCAATAACAAACCATGGTGAAGGGTTGGGAATTGCGCCAATTGGGCATGTTGTTACAGTTAACACAGCAACTGAAGTTACAGTTAATATTGCAACAACAATTACCCTTGATACAGGTTACACTTGGGAACAAGTTCAGGGAGATGTTATTGCCGCATTGGAAGCTTATCTTCTTGAAATCAGAACTGATTGGGTGAACCAAACTACAAACTTTGTAAGAATAGCGCAAATTGAAACCAGGATGCTTGCCATTGATGGAATAATTGATATTGTGAATACAACCATCAATGGTGTTGCAGCAAACCTGGCTTTGGGCAATTATGAAATTCCTGTATTGGGGGCGGTGACGGTATGAAAAGAACACCTGATTTAATTTCATACCTTCCCCCTGTTCTTCAGAATGTCAGAGAACTTCAAGCAATAACCAATGCTGAAAATCCTGAATTTCAACAGGTGTTTGACACATCAGAACAGGTTTTAATGAATCTATTCATTCACGATTGTGATTTGGATGGGATTAAGAGATATGAAGCCATACTTGGAATCAAACCATCATTGGATGACACCCTGGAATCAAGAATATTCAGGGTGTTTTCAAGGTGGAATGATAGAATACCATACACATGGAAAGCTTTTCTTGAAAAGCTGGACACTTTATGTGGTGAAGGTAATTACAGTATTACTTTGGAAAATAGTAATTACACAATTGACCTTGAAACACATATTGGTATTTATGGCGGGCTTGAAGAAATATATAAGATGCTTGATGAAGTTGTTCCTTGCAACCTGATTGTTAATGTAAGGAACATTTTGTTTGGTAATAAAGAAACAACAGAATACAATGGCGGGGTTATTACTTGCGGGTTACATTACACACTTACTTCAAATATTGATGTAAATTATAACCTTTCATCAGAAGCAAAGAATGGTTCAGCAATTGTTGATGGTGTTTCTTACACATTAAAAAATTCATAAATAAGAAAGGTGGTTCTTTTACATGGCAAGTTTTAAAAATACGGTTATTACAAGCAAAGGGCTTGCGCTGATGGCAAAGATTGTTGCGGGTACAGCAACCCCACAATTCACAAAAATCAGAACTTCAGATTACCAATATCCTGATGGAACAAATTTTGAAGCTTTGACAGCACTTTCAAGCATTAAACAGACAGTTGATGT